ATAACAACTTAAAGAAGTAAATCAAAGTAATTACTGATTAAATTATTCCATTTATTAATTCATCGATTCCTTTATCAAAATCTACATCAATTGTCCATCCTAATTGCTTTACCTTTTCATTACTAATATAATATCTTTTGTCGTTAAATGGTCTATCTTCAATATACGTTATCCAATCATTATATTCATTAGTTTTTTTTATTTTTTCTATTAATATATGAGCAATTTGCAACACTTTGTATTCATGATGGTCGTCACTTCCAACATTGTATATTTCACCAATTTCTCCTTTTTCTAGAATCAGTTTTAATGCAGAACATACATCATTTACATGCAAGAATGCACGAACATTTGAACCATCACCTTGAATCGTCACTTTTTCATCTTGTTGCAATTGTTGAATAAATCTAGGAATTAATTTCTCAGGATATTGATTTGGACCATAAACATTATTACCACGAGTAATTATAATTGGCATTTTAAACGAATGATAATACGACTTTGCTATTAATTCGGCAGCCGCCTTTGTTGCCGCATATGGATTTGTTGGACACAAAATAGAATTCTCATTCTTCTTCTCTTCATCGCTATTTAACATCGATTCACCATAGACTTCATCTGTAGAAATATGAATGAAACGAATAATTTTACCATGCTTACGAGATGCTTCTAATAAAGTATGTGTGCCTTGGACATTATCATGAGTGTATTGTAGTGCATCTTCAAATGAATTTTGAACATGTGATTGTGCTGCAAAATGAATAATTGTATCTATTTGATAAATATTTAAAATATTAGCTATTAAATCATAAGAACATAAATTACCTTTTATCAAATGATAACGAGATGATTCGCGGACTTCTACATTAACATTTGTTTCTGATGCGCAATAATACATTGCATCTAAATTAACAATAGTTGCATCAGAATTTTGTTTGAAATAATAATTCACAAAATTGGAACCAATAAATCCACAACCACCGGTTACTAATAATTTCATTATAATTAAATATATTAATTTATATTTACTTTTTACCCGCAATTCTTAATAATGTATTTCTAACAGACTCCTTAATTGGTAAAAGTTGATTATTACAATTTAATACAATTTCTGATAGTTTATCCGTGTTTAAACAATTATTTGACCTCTTTGACGCTAAAATTTGATTCTGTTCTTCTATTGAAAAATTAGTCCATGCAAATTCTGGGTCTACTATTTCTTTATACATCGTTAATATCTCATTATGACTAATAACCCCTGGATTTGTTAGATTAATTGTACCAACTTGGCCTTTCAAGGCCAATTCAATTAACACTGGCAATAATTCATCTAAAACTGACATTGAGTTTGGCATAGAACAAACCTTTTTATAAGTAATTATCTTTGTAATAAAATTGCGCGTGCTATCTATTTCGTCCGTAATAGGCATCCGGATTCTAACGTTTAAAGCACTATTTGCATACAACATTTGCATTAATTGGTCTGTATATCCTTTTACAATAGAATACGATGACCCAAAAAAATTGGGCAAATCTGATTCCATAAATCCTGCATTTGTGTCACCTAACAAATGTGCATCATCATAATCAAAAATGCATCCCGTGCCTAAATATGTAAAATGTATATTGTTTTTTTTACTTATTTCTGCTAGAGTAATTGGACTAAAAAGGTTATCCTTTATATTATCTACCAGTTTACCAGGCTTCTCTAAATAATCAATTGTTCCTATTATTTCATTATTATATATACCATGAGTACGACCAATAAAACTCATGATATGTGTTACGTCTCCTATCAAATCTATTTCTCTTTGAATCGAATTTAAATCATCTGCTCTACATAATGATATTACAACCTTTACGTTGAGATTTTGTAATAATGTTACAACTTTATTTCCTATCCAACCATTTCCACCAAAAACTAAAACAACTGGATTTATTTGCATTATTATATATTAATTAACCATTTATATTTAAATAAATAAACCAAAATAATATATAATATATAATATATAAAATATTTAAAATTAATACTTTAAATATTATATATACAATGTCGCAAGATTCTACCAATACAAATGACCTTATAAATGATGTTCAAACATTGCATCGAATGTCTCTAGAAAAGGACAACTTGCTTATTAATATCACTGCCAAGTTAATTAATTTAGAAGACCAGATGAAGCACTTGGTTGAACAAAATAACAATTTGAAATCTGAAATGTCTCGTTTAATGGCATATTTTATATCGTTTTCTGTTGATGTTAAAAATGACTTGCACCATATTAAATATAAATAATTTATTGTCTTCGTTTAGTTCCACGATTACGTCTAGAACGGCGTTTAGTTCGTCTGCCTTTTGCTGACGCAGTAGCACTTCTTGCTGACGCAGCAGTAGCACTTCTTGCAGCATGACGGCGCTGAGAATTAGGTGACTCCGCTCCTGTTTCTACATATCTAATTCGTTCAATTAAAAATTCTTGCGCATTGCGGTCGTCAAAAATCTCTTCATTTGCTGCTCGGCGGACTTTATTCAAGTTTACACCTCTGTCTTTCATTTTTTGTAACATTCGTTCAGCCTTTCCAAAATCATCGTGGCCATTTGCTCCTTGATTTTGTGCAAACGCAATAAGTGCCTTAATTTCTCCATGTCTGGGTAAATGTGCCGGTAAAGTGGATGATGACATTATATATAATACTAAATATATTTATTGCTTTTTGCTTTAATAATTAAAAACTATTAATTTAATTATTAAAATTTGATATAAACAATGAGACGATAAATCGTAACAAAACGTTTAATTACTATACGCGAGGCCTCCCATACCACTCATGATTCTGAGCACGTTGTAGTTGGTGGCATAGACACGGACCTTGGCAGTCTTGGTTCCCTCAACTGTGGCGTTACTAAGAACAAGTTGGAGAGTGGCGTTATCTATTCTGGAGAAGTTGCACGTGCCGCTGGGTTGATGCTCCTCAGGTCTCAAGGCAAAAGAGTACACGTTAATACCCTCATCGGGGCATCTGGTGTGCGACTGGTAAGGTTGGACCCACGAGAAGTAGGTTCCTTCGCGCTCAGAGAAACGATCTTGGCCGTTAAGTTGGAGCTTAGCGGTGACGACGGGGTTCTGTCCCCAGCAGTGGAGGTCAAGAGACGCCTCAGTCATGACAAAGGTGCCGGCATCGGAAACTGTGGAGTTCTCGAGGTGACCAGAGGACAAATCCTTGAGTTGAGCAAGGATATCAGCGGGGATAGTTTGGGTGGCGGCAGCATTCTGGGGAACAGCGGGGCCACCCATGTTGGCCTCATTGTAAGGATTCTGGGGACCATGCCAGTATCCAGTGAAACCAACAGGGATGTCATAGTCAAGAGCACCGGCATCATTGAACAGACCACGAGCATCAATGAAGGCACGGGAATCAGCAGCAACGGAGGCGGGGCCACCGAACGCGTGGATAGCGTTGGGCAAAGCATCAATGGCATCGGTGTAGTTGAAAGGTTGAGCACCTAGGACCTTGAACAGGAGAGCATCGCACACCAAAGATGAGCAATAGTCAACGTTCTGATCGGGCTGGACAATCCAGATAAGCTCCTTAACGGGGTGGTTAAAGTTGAGCTTAATCTTGTTACTAGAAGAACCAACAGACTCATCACCAGTGAACTGGAGCTGGGTAATGAGGTACTCGTGGGGGTTCTGGGCGAATCTTCGGCGCTCATCAGTGTCCAAAAACACATAATCAACGTACAAAGAGGCGGCAACCAAAGACTGGTTATAGGCAATGGCGGCAGGCACGGGGCGGCCCGGAGTGTATTGGTTTAGGGCATAGGCAGCCGAGGCTTGACCCTTAGAAATATTGGGTTGAGCAGAGGCTTCTCCAGAGTTGCAAGACAGGGTGGTGACAGCCCACAAGCACTCATCAATAGGACGGATATCAAGATTGACCTTGACCTCGTGGTATTGGAGAGCAATCAAAGGCAGAGCAAGACCGGGGTTGGTGCAAAACCAGAATTGAAGGGGGATATATAGAGTGGTCTCAGGGAGAGCGTTTCTGGGAGCGCAAACTTGACGGGGAGCCAAGGAGTCGCAAGGACCATCAACCTCAGAGAAAGAGGGGTCAGTGATGAAGGTAAGTTGGGTAGTGTTACCAATCATCTTGAAATATCCACGCTGTTGCTCAGCAGTCATGGTGAGCTGATTCCAGATGTGCATCCAGTCACCATATTGGCGGTCAATTCTTTGGCCACCAATCTCGACCTCAACCTGGGCAATAAGTTGCTCACCGGGGAAGTCCAACCAACGAGCATAAACACCAGTTGCACCATAACTACCCGAGAAGGAAGCGATGCCCATGAGCTGGTTAATCTCAGGGAGAGTCACCTGCAAATAGGTTCTGTAAGCAAGGTCACCATTTCTGGAGATAACGCATTGAACTCTGCGTCCAAAATCGGCCTGGCCGTTGAAAGTTTGCTCAATCGATTCGATGGCAAAGTTTGTGTACCTTCTGTAAGTGACCTTCCAGAAGGTGATTTGAGGATTACCTGTGAGGTAAACATCTTGCGATGATCCCTAATATTTCTACTAGGGGCAGAGTACACCTTAGGAAACTTCTGGTTTGACTAAAACCATCATTAGTTCCCGACTGCCGTCTACTCGTTGAACCTTCATCTTAAATCTGTCTTGTTATTTAAATAGTTTAAAGCTAATTCTAATTTCTCATCCAATGAAATTTTTTTTGATAAAAATGATTTATCTTTTATATTTGGATGATTACTAATTCTATATCCTTCTTTTCCTGAAGAATCTCTATAATGTCTTACATATTTTGGCAATTCTGAATCTTCAACGCATTTTCTAATGCGTTTATCATAAGTCTTACCTAAATTTTTCCCAATCATACTCAACCTTTTTAATTCACTAGTTTCTTCTGATTGTTTACACACATCTCCACCATCAGTTAAATTATAACCATTTGGTTTTGTTGTATTTAAATTTGAAATGTAATATTTTTCATAATAGTTTAATTCATCTTCCAGACATTCTGTTAAAATTTCAATGTTAAAATTTTCTGGACCATATTTTCGAATAGATGCGTTTAATAATCTACAACAATTCTTGTAGTTTGCATCTCGAATATGTTCTTTCCATCTACCAATATGACCATGTTTTCGACCATTTGATAAATATTTTAAACATTGCCCTACGTATTTTTTACCAGAAGGGCTAGTTATACAATAAATTTCACCATATTTGTCCATTTATATAATTATTAGCTTTTGTTTCTATATTGTTTCGATTTAAGATATTTGGCTGCGGATTGCCCAATCTTTAACATTTTTACTATGCCATTGGTTATTATCCTATGGTATTATTTATGTCACCACAAATAAGTAGTAGTTAAAGCTCTAAGGGGGTTCCCGACAATTTGACAATCTTGCAAATTATTACTTGTTTCTAAATAATTTACTAGCGAGTTATATAATTAATACACTTTTCCTCAAAGCAATTAATTCGTATATTTACACTGTTTCCCTATTATGGTGATATACGACCCATAATAGCAGCTCACTGTTGGCACCCAAGCTGTTAAGCGCCGTAAGCTACGAGTTGCATAAGTCCGCCTCCCATTTTATATAATCCCTAAAGAAAATAAATTTTGAAATTTTAATTTAATTGCTAAATTAAATTAAATTAAAACACACGTTTATTAAATGTTTACCTACATATTATTTTAATATTTTATTAATGTCGGCATTGTCTTTCATAAATATGGACAAATATGATTCCTCAAATATTTCTTTTTTACCTTCATGATTTTTTGTAAAAATA